TCGAGCTCAAAAGTATTGAAAACACCGGCTTAAAGGCCGTGTCTTTATTGGCGCAGCGTGTCATCAAAAGTGACGACACTGCACCAGCTCCGGCAAAAGCGGAGCAAAGCGAGAAAAAAGGCCAGCAGCCTTTAGCTACTCGCTCGGCAAAGGCGATTCTTTCAGCACTCGCCAACTAAACAGGGCTGAAAACTTTTATTCATTTTTATTTTAATTTCCTATGAACCTACAAGAACTAATCGCAAAGGGCGCAAGCGAAGCAGAAATTCGCGCCGCAGGTGGTAACGATGCCGATGTCGCAATGGCAGCACTCGTTGCTAAAAATCTCGAAAATGCTGAGGTACAGCTGACGCCGGAAGTCAAAGCTCTGATCGAGGAGGCTAAGGCTGCAAATACGATCATCCGCAAGGAGATTGTGGATACAGGGGCTGGACTAGAGGAAAAGATTGCAAAGCTGGACTTCGCGACAGAAAGCGAGCAGCGAAAGCATGCTTCACTCAGCGGGTCTGAGCAAAAGAAGTATGAGAAAAGTCTCAAAAGTGGCTACTTCTATAAAGGAATCGTCGAGGGCGATCATGCTATCTTGAAAGCTCTAACTTCCACTACTGATGGCGGTAACTTTTTGATTCCTAGTGATACCATCGCGCAGATATCTGAACTTGCCGAAGAGTTTGGCGTGGCTCGTCAAGAATGTGATGTTATCAAGACATCCACGCCAAGCATGTCGCTGCCTGTCGGTGGTGATGTTACTGTGGCATGGACAGATGAGACAGTCGCTGGAACTCCTTCGAATCCAGTTGTTACGACTATCACTCTCAACATCAAGAAGCTAATGACTTTGGTTACCGTGCCAAATGAACTTTTGAATGATTCTCTTGTCAATCTTGCTGACTATATCAATAAGAAGATTGCGAAGGCAATGACAAAAGAAGAGGATACTCAGCTTTTTGTCGGTACGACTCCATTTACCGGTCTTGCTACTATCGCTGGTGCTGGTGAAGTCGTCATGGCTGCAACGAAGACATCTTATAGTGATGTTACTTACCAAAATATCGTAGATACAAAAGCTGCTTGCCCTGCTTCTGTTCAGAAGAGTGCTAAGTGGTACACCGGCGAAGAAGGCCTTGCCTCTCTTGAGGGATTGGTAGACGGAAATGGTCGACCATTACTAACTGATGCAGTAGATGGTACTGGCTACAAAGTTCTTGGCCGTCCGCTCGTAGTATCTGAGGCTTATGCTCACGCTACTCAAGTAGCTAAGGCGTGGCTCGTTTTTGGTGATCTCAAGCAGTCTACAAAACTTGGTGTGCATGTTGATCTTGAGGTGTCTGCTTCAAAAGAAGTCGAATTTAAGAATGATCAGATAGTTATCCGTGGCGTTGAGCGTGTAGGTATTGCACATGTACTGCCTGCTGCTGTCTCTCGTCTTAAGACTGCTGCTGTCTAGTAGCACTTTGTAAAGGTTTTATTTCCATAAATTTATTTTTTCATGACTACATTCACAGTCACAAATCGTCTTGTCGAAGAGGGCAAAAAATATCAGCCCGGTGAAACCATCGAGCTGAGCGCAGAGCGCGCAAAGTCAATGGGCGACTCCGTCGGCCCAGCTGGTACGCAAACCAAAGAGGTCGAAGCACCTGCCGAAGATCGCGAGATCAAAAAAGCACCTGCTAAGAAATAAACATCTGCCCTGCTGCCCCTCGCGGGGTAGCGGCTAGCTCCTTAATTCAAATATGGCTACTACACCACATGCTTACGCACTTACCGATCTAGATACTGTCAAAGAAGCACTTGGCATCGTCACCGCGACAGATGACAATCTGCTCACGCGGCTGATCAATGCTGTGACGGATTATGCCGAGCGTCATTGCGGTCGTCGCTTCAAAGACACTACTTACACAGACGAGCTTTATAGCGGTGACGGGGATTATGAGCTGATACTCAAACAATGCCCGCTGACCGACACGCAGGCTGTCATTGTGAAGATTGACGATGTCGTCGTGGACGCCGCGGACTACTACACGATCAAGCCCGAGGGCGTGCTGCATAAAAATAGCGGCTGGGCTACTGGCATTCAAAATATCAAGGTGACCTACTCGGCTGGCTTTGCCGCGACTCCGTCCGATATTGAGCAGGCTTGCATCGAGCTGGTCGGATTGATCTACAAACGAGCCAAGAATGCCGAGCTGCGCAGCGAGACGATCGGCAGCTATGCGGTGACCTATGCGGATGTGAAAGCATCGCCTTTTGCTATGGATATTCTTAATTTTTATCGAAAAGATATTTAAAAAATGAGTATTACTGACAAATTTACGAAGACCGTCGAGGTGCGAAGCCTTGCTATCGTGGCAGGGAATAAGCGCAGCTATCCAGTGACTGCTGATATTACGACGATAGGCCATATCGAGCCAGCGAGCGCCGAAGATACAATGCTGTCAGATGGGCAGATGGCACAGCAATTCACGCTTTATACGCCAGTTGTAGCTATTGAAATTGGTGACCAACTCGCGATTGACAGCAAGGTTTACCAAGTTGGCGGCGTGCAGACTTTTGATATCGGCTCGCAGCCGCATTTAAAGCTCGTAATTTACGAACCAAACACATGAGCACACTCTCAGTAAAAATCACGAATAGCGCTCAGCTTCAGGCAATGTTTCGTCGCGCTCCCGGCGTGGTGACGAGCGAACTGAATCGAGCTGTGCCAAAGGCTGCGCATCTAGTCGAGCGCGGGGCCAAGCGTAGGGTGCCCGTGCGGACTGGTCGCTTGCGCAGCTCTATCAAGACATTTACAAGGCCGTTGATGGCCACTATCCGACCGCTCGTGAAATATGCCGACTTCGTCCACGATGGCACGCGAGCGCACACTATACGACCTAAAAAGGCTCGTGCTTTGGCATTCAAAAAAGGCGGCAAGATGATTTTTGCCCGTGGCGTGCGTCACCCAGGCACAAAGGCTCAGCCGTTTATGGCAAATGCAGTAGACGCGGGACGCGGAGCAATCAATAGCATTTTTTTAACTGCTACAAAGAATATTACTAAAAAACTCTCTATTTAATGTCTTTCGTTACTCTCGCTGCCGCACTCAAAACGAAGCTCGAAACGCTGACAAGTCTTGCTGCCGTTCATGATTATGAAAAAAGCAAGCTCGACAATTTCCCTGTTGCCTGCATCACAGCATCCGATAGCCCGAGCGATACTTTCGATACTGGCAATAACTTACGAGACTACTCCTTCACTATCCGTATTTATGACTCACGAGAAGACAACGAGGCTGAGAGTGAGGCAAGGATGCGCGCGGTAGTAGATGAGATCATCGACGCCCTTGATAACAGCCAAGATTTGGGCGGAGCGTGTCATTTCCTCAAGCCTGCACCGAGCAAGTGGGGATATACCGACCAAGCCGCCGGTGGGCATCGTACCGCCGAGATCGAGATCGTTTGCAGAGTGCTTTCTAATCATAATTAATTTTTTACCATGAATATGACACCCAAAAAGACCGCAAAAAAAGTGATGCCAGTGCAGGCTTTTAATTCAGCGCCGAAAAAAACGAAGCCAAAGCAGCCAATACAGACATTTACTTTTGCCGACGGCACGCAGATCGAGGCGACTTCACTCAAGTTTGCCGTCAAAGAATATCACGCTAAAAAATCTAAATAATTCATTAAACCCCCTATTTTATGCCTATTCAAACAGGTTCACAAGTACAGTTCGGCTTTGGAAAAGAAGCACCAAAAGGTACAGCATCAAGCCCGACCTACTGGCCGACTACGCTTGACCGAGGGCTAAACCCTAAAACAGCGCGCGCGAAGGATGATAGCGCACGCGGTCGCATCGAGGGCATTGCTGAGAGCAAGGTCGTCGAGAAATGGAGTGAGCCAAATGCAGGCGGCTATATTTTTGACCAAAGCTCACCGTTGCTTTTACTTGCGGCGCTCGGTAGCGTGGTCACTACTGCTGACTCACCAGAAATAGGTGTGAATACGCACAATTTTACTGTTCAGAATGACAACGATCACCCCTCGCTTACTGTCGTCAGCAAAGACGGCAACATGACAAAGGCAGCTCCTTACGCAATGCTGGACTCGCTCGAGCTGGATGTTGTCAAAGGGGAATTTGCGAAGTACAGTGCGAGTTTTATTGCTAAAAGCATTGTAACCGTGTCCGAGACACCAGCAAATATCGCTGAGAATATTTTTGTACCACGACATGCAGAGGTCAAGATTGCTGCTGATCTCGCGGGACTCGGCGCGGCACCTGCCGTATCCGTGCTGTCTGCAAAAGTACAAATTGGCAAATCAGCGCAGGCGCACTATGCCCTCGGCACAGACGAACCAAGCGTCATAACAAATGGTCGGCTGATTGTGAGCGGCACGCTTGAGTTGAGATTTGAAGATACGACATATCTCGACTATGCGCTCAACGGCACTAAAAAAGCCGTACGCATCACGCTGGCAAATACTGACATCATTATCGGCGCGGCAAATAATCCTACAATCGAGATTGATCTCGCGCAAGTTGCTTTTGATTTTGATCGCAGCGAGGGGAGTGAGGAGATCATCACACAGACTGTCGATTTTGAGGCCGAGTACAGTCAGTCAGACGCAAAAATGATCACTGCCAAAGTTCTCAACACGGTCGCTTCTTACTAGTAAATAAAATCTTTATTAATTTTTAATTTCTCTTCAAATGTCTATTATCAAAGTCTCTAAGGGCGAAGTAACAATCAAAGACAAGTACACTCGCGCAGACAAGCGCGCCGTGAATCAGATGATTTTTAAGAAAATCAATGTCAAAGCTTCCGAGCTGCAAAATAATGATTTTGAGATCAACGCTGCGCTCATCATGGAGGCCGAGGATGAGACGCTTTTGTATCTGACTGAAAAAATTACTATCGACGGCAAGGATAATCCAATCAATCAAGACACGCTGGATGATGAAGATCTTCTGACTGATGACGACTTGGTAACGATGAAAGCGGCCGTTCAGATACTCACCGCACCAGCCGAAGTAAAAAAAAAGTAGCAGCGGCGGCACGCTTGATTCGTGCGAGTGAGAGCAACGCGGATATCGAAACTTATCTGCTCTGCAAAACATTTCATTGCCTGCCGTCTGATCTCGAAAAAGAAAGCGCGAGCGATCTCGATCTACTACTTGGAATACACAACACAATCGAAAAAGAGCGAATGAAAGCGGAGAAATCAGCAAATAAACGATCTCACTAATAATTTCCATGCCATCAAATGCAACTCTAAAGGTCGTCATACAAGCAGTAGATAATGCCAGCGCTACGCTTAAGAAAATTGGCGGGCAGGTCGGCGGACTGCAAAATCTTGGCAATAAAGCAAAGATGGTTGGACAGCAGTTTAGTGGCATGGGTCAGCGCATGCAGACGACATCCTTGGCTGTCGGTGCTGGAATTGGCTTTGCCATGCGTGCTGGGATTCAATTTTCAACAACGATGGCTAATGTTCAAGCTGTGTCCGGTGCGACAGAAAAGCAGTTTGAGACATTGAGAAAACAGGCAAAAATGCTCGGTGAAACGACTAAATTTAGTGCTGTGCAGGCTGGTGAAGCTCAGCAGTTTTTAGCCATGGCAGGTAATGATGTTAATACCATCATGGGGGCAATGCCTCACACCTTGCGCTTGGCTGCTGCCGCTCAGCTTGATATGGGTAGCTCGGCAGATATTGTGACGAATATCATGGCCGGCTTTGGTCAGGAAGCTGACCAGCTCGGGCATGCAGTAGATGTGCTCGCGAAAACATTTACAAATAGTAACACCGATCTGGTACAGTTAGGCGAAGCGATGAAGTATGTCGGCCCGATAGCATCGGCTGCTGGTGTTAGCTTTGAGGAAACTGCGGCTGCGGCAGGCTTACTTGGCAATGCTGGTATTCAGGCAAGTATGGCTGGTACTTCATTGCGCGGGTCAATCACGCGATTACTTAACCCGTCAAATAAGGCACTAGGTGTAATGGAAAATTTAGGACTAAGTGTAATTGATGCCGAAGGGCAATTTATTGGATTTACAGGCGTCGTGAGACAGTTGGAAAAGGCTCAGGCAGAGCTTGGCGAAGGTGCAGAATTTACAGGCATGCTGATGGAAATATTCGGTCAGCGTGCTGGCCCAGCGATGGCAGCTTTGGTCGGACAAGGCAGCGAAGAGCTTGCGCGCATGACTGCGCTGTTAGAAGAGTCGGGTGGCACAGCCGAAAGAATTGCCGAGACACAAATGAAGGGGCTGCACGGTCAAATTACATTAATGAAATCAGCAATGGAGGGCGCGGCTATTTCACTTACTGAGGCGTTGGCGCCAGCTCTTACAGTGCTGGCAAATGGATTGCGCAATGCCGCTAACTGGTTTTCCAACTTGTCACCCTGGCTGCAAAAGACGATTGGCGCAGTTTTAGTTTTGACTGCAGTTGCCGCCCCACTTCTTCTTATTTTAGGTGGTGCAATTTCAGTGCTCGGCGGACTAGTTACAGTATTGGCTGCTGTGTCTGCTCCCGTATGGTTGGTGATTGCCGCTGTTGTTGCGCTCATTGCGATTGGGTATCAGCTCGTGCAGCGGTGGGATAAATTCAAAGAGGCTCTGCTCGCCGTATGGGGAATTATCGCACAGGGTTTTTCTTATAAATTAGAGCTTATTAAGGCAGCGTGGGCTTCCATGTGGGGAAATATAAAAGACACCGCCGCAGGATTCATTCAAGGCATAAAAGACGCCGTCTTTGGATTGGTGGACTCGATCAAGGCGAAGATCACCGGCGCACTTGGCATGCTCAAAGCTGCCAAGGATAAGGTGGCTGGCTTCATCGGTGGCGTAGGCAGCAAGATCGGTGGCGCCGTCAGTAGCGTTGGCAGTGCGATCGGCTTCTCGCAGGGTGGCGTTGTGCCGCAGTACCTCGCGTCGGGCGGCTTCGCGCGACCGAGTGGCACAGACACCGTGCCGGCGATGCTCACGCCCGGTGAGCTTGTTTTGAATGCTGGACAGCAACGAGGGCTCGCAAATCGGCTGTCTGGCTCAGGCGAAATAAAAATCTCGCTCTTCGAGGGCGCAAATGTCGAAATCCGCGACGAGGGCGACGAAGATCGTCTCGTGGACAAAGTCACGCGTGCGCTCACTCGCACCATTCAACTCCATAACCTCGGCGCCGCATAATGACTGCCTTATTTGATCAGATCGCATTCGATACGGCGACATTCGACGGCAGCGCCTCGCTCGGTCTGAACTCGAGCGATACCGTCGTGTTCAATGGCTACGGGCTGCAAAATAGTGAAATAGTCAGCAAAGAGCTGGATGAGAGCAGCGGTGCGAAGCGAAATATCCGACGCAAGCAGAATCCGCGCGAAGATGGCCAACAGATCGAGACGGACTTTTTCCCGCAGCGAAACATCCTTATCGATGGCGCGATCTTCAAATCGACAAGCGCGCTGCTCGAGGCTGAGATCGATCGCATGAAGAAGTACCTCAGCCTGCAAAATGGACTTTTGGAGATCACGAAAGACGGCGTCAAGCGTGTATATACCGCATCGGTAAGTAATTTTGACAGCCTCTTTTCTCGTCGGACTGGCGGCGATGTGACGCGAGCTCCCTTTATGATCAACTTTTTGTGTACCGAGCCATTTGGCAAAAGCGAGAGCCGAATCGTGGACTCGTATTTTGGGGCCGCTGTCTCGCCGTACAATTTTGAGATCTACAATGACGGCAATTTCAAAACAAAGCCAATCTTCTTCGTGGCTTTTGATGCCGTGACGACTGGCACAGTTTTGAATCTGAAAAACAACACCACCAGCAAAGAAATAGAGATTACACAGGCATTCACGGCTGGCGATCTGCTCGAGGTGAATTGTGAGACGAAAGAAGTGCTTTTAAATGGGGTCTTGATTGATTTTGATGGCTACTTCTTTGATCTGCTGCCCGATGCAAACAGTCTGACGCTGACGATCACGGCAGCGAACTTTTCCGTGACACTCACTAATAAATATTATCTTACCTACCTCTAAATATGACTCTCAAACGCCTAGATGTTACCGATCGAGCAAAAGCCTCTGTGCAGGCGAGCTTCGCCGCGGCAGCACTCACTTTCAACCTGTACGACAAAGCTGCCGATGATGATTACAGTAAATTTCCCACAGGCGGCGCGGGCGGTCATCCTTTTGTCGTGACGATAGAGAATGAGCAAATTTTAGTTTATGAGCGCGTCGCGCAAGTATTCACTGTTTATGAGGAGAATACGCACGCACTTGGATTTCTGAGCGCGGGGCAAAATGGGCGTGGCTTTGCTGGCACGATTGGCGCGACGCACGCCGGCGATGTACTGGCGCAGGGCAATGTGATCTCGAAGATTATCGAGTATATCCACGCTGCCATCCAGGCAAATGAAACCACTATCGCTGGACTGTACACCGCAGCGCAAGTTGATGCACTGCTGGCGAGCAAAAATACGAAAGACCCTGTAGAGGCAGCCACGACCACGAATGTAGTTCTCTCGGGTGCTCAGACTATCGACGGCATCACGCTGATCGCGGGCGATCGCGTACTCGTCAAAGAGCAGACTGCCGGCGCTGAGAATGGTATTTATGTCGTGTCGGCTACCGCGTGGGCGCGGGCGGTCGATATGAATGCTAGCGCCGAGTTCAACGCCGCACTCGTGCCAGTTAAGCAGGGTTCTTCAAGCGCCGATTCTCTTTTCCTTCAAACGGCAGATGACCCAGTCGTCGATACAGATGCAATCAGCTTTTCTATAGTTGGTGGCTCCGTAACTAGTGTTTTTGGTAGGGTCGGAGCAGTTATAGCTCAAACTGGTGATTATATAGTATCTCAAATTACTGGTGCCGCAGCCTTGATTTCACCAGTATTCACAGGCACGCCGACAGCACCGACACCGACATCGACCGACAATAGCACGAAGATTGCGACAACGAATTTTGTGCAGGGAAAAGTGATATGGAAACTAGTCGAAACAAAGACTTTTTCTGGCACGACTCCTCAATCAGTAACGGTAACGGGCGGTGCAAATACCAGATATAGAGTAGATTTTACAATGGATAACACGGCTGGAAGCTTCAATAATCTCGACCCGATTTTTAGGATAAACGGTGTAGCTAGCGGATATTCACACACTAGAATTTCAACTGCTATTTTAAGTGCGACTGCACAGAATGGCGTGCCATTGTGGACAAGCAGACGAAGTGGTAACGGGTCTATCGAACTCGATGGCGCTGCGACAAATTCAGACGGACTGATCAGAATGGCGTTCAATATTGGCGGGTATTTCAGCAATACGCAATCTCCGATCGGCGCAGAATTAAGCATCGGCGCAGCGAATGTAACAGCAATTTCAATTACTCCGATAGCTGCTACCGCGACAGGAAAAATGAGGGTATATGAGCTAGCTCTATAAGTTTTTATCCTAAATGACCCAATACCTCTATAAAATTTACGACTCGACTGGCGCAACTATTTTAGGCTTGCTCGACCCAAAGGCTATCTCGTCCGAGGTGCGCTTTTCACACTCGATCAACGCGGGGCAAGGCGAGCTGACGATCAAGCTCAAGGCTGACTTTGACGACTTCGGCGAGGGCGTGACAATCACGCACGGTAATATTGTGCGCGTGTATCAGATTGACGACACCAACCCAAAGGGGCGGCTGATCTACGCTGGGCATATCTCCCGCTACACGCCATATATCGGCGAGAATGAAGAGGGGCTAGAAATAACCCTGCTCGGGCTCGGCACGCTTTTGCAGCATGCCTTTTACAAAGATGTCGCCGCATTCCAAAAGACGCACACAGCCGCCGATGTCGCCGTCGTATTCAAAGCCGTCGTCGATCACTTCAACACGATCTACGCCGGCGCGCTGGTCGGTTACGACGGCAGCAGCATCGACACGACAGCTAACCCGCTGACATATACCTTCGACAAGCTCACGCACCGCGAGTCGCTGCGCAAGGCTTTTGATTTTGCGCCAGCTGACTGGTATTGGCGCATCGATGCCGATGGCAAGGTGTATCTCAAGGCAAAGCCAGTAGCGCCGACGCATGCTTTCACGATCGGGCTGGATGTGCGGCAGGCTCGCGTCGTAAAAAGCGCCGAGAGTGTCGTAAATGGCTATCTACTGACGGCGGGGACGACGCCAGTCGAGAATTATTACGAAGACGCCACGAGTAAAACAGCCTACGGCACGCGCGAGTTGCCCGAGGAAGATTTACGAATTACTGACACCGCAACGGCAGATGCGCGCGGCAATGCGCTCGTTACCGAGAGAAAAGACCCGAAAAACTCAACTATCTTGACAATCGGCGCGCCGTATGACCTCGCCAGCATTCGCCCGGGCGATACCTGCAAGATTCGTAATATCAAAAAGGGAAGTCTGCTCTTCACCGGCAACATGCAGATCGTGCGCGTGGACTATACGCCCGACGAAGTAAGACTGACTCTGGCCGAGGAGCCAGAGAATTTTCACAATGCAATTAAATCAATTTCTAATTCAAATTAAAATGCCACTCACTCCAAAACTCATCGACTTAGCTTGGGCCGCCATGATTGGCGGGCTGGGCGGGATAGCTCACAATCTATTGCTCGTTTTCCGCGGCGAGCGATTTAGCCTTTGGCTGTTTTGCGTAAATGTCGTTCTTGCTGGATTTTGCGGATGGCTGATCGGTGAGTTTTTGCCAGCTGATGTGACTGCCCGCGACGGCATTATCGGTATCAGCGGCTTTTCAGCTATCAAGATTTTGGAGTTTGTCGAGGCGCAGGGCGTAGTCGGATTGCTCAAATTACTTAATCCCAAAAAATAATGCTACAAAGATTTTTAAAAGCTTTCAGAAAAATAAGCAGTCAAAACGCTGTCTTAAAGCAAAAGCGCAAAAGCAACACGATTATTCTCGTTGCTGGCCATCACCGCGCGGGCTGGACTCACCGGCGCGACACGGGCGCCGTCTGTCCATTTGAAAGCACAAATGAGCACTACGAGGCTGAAAAGGTGGTCTACCAAGCAGCAAGCATCCTGCGTCGCGACGGCTTCACTGTCGAGGTCTGCCCATTCGATAAAAACTTGTCGCAAAAGATTAGCTGGATTAATCGCAATTTTTCAAAGCATGATGTTTTGCTCTCTGTCCATTTGAACGCATCGGCAAACAAATTGGTGTCAGGTGTCGAAACTTGGTATTTGGGTGGCTCTCCGCGCGGGGCGCGAGTCGGCAAAAAGATTCAGCAAGTTCTTGCGCAAACTCTGTGTATAAAAGATCGCGGTACGAAGCCGGACACAGCGAATCGGCACGGGCGACTCGGTATTTTGCGTGATACGGTCGTTCAGGGTAACGAATGGCTGATTGAGCTTGGTTTTATAACAAATTACGGTGATCTGCAGCATGTTCGCCTGGTTGGCCCACAGGCAGTAGCCGATGCGGCAAAAGAATCTTTACATGCAAAAAATACCTGATCAGCTCGCGGCCCTGCCAAAGCCAGTCATGCGCCCCGCGCGCAAGGCGTTGATCAGATCAAAATTACTTAATTATTCTTTAAACTCCTATAAAATGTACTACTTTAAGTCAAAAAAGCTAATCGTCGCGCTCGGCGTGGTTGTAGTGGATGTACTGGTCGGACTGGCAGCTTACTACGGCGTGGCATTACCTCTTGAGCCTATCGCTGGACTCAACACAGTCGCGCTAGGCTATCTCGGTGGTCAGAGCTTCGTCGATGCCGTGCTGGCATACAAGGGCGTGAAGAAAGCTTAGATGCGCAACTAGGCTAGGGCTGAGTCGCGCATGTAGGTAGAAACTTTTTTATTGCTCTCTTTCGCGAGATGCTCGATCATAGTTTTTTGCTGCTCGCTTAGTCGGATTACAATTTTCAAATCCTTCTTCGCTTTATGCTCCTGTACTGAGTCGATGATGTTTGGGATATCA